TTACCGCCGCAACCGCTCCGGCTTCTTCCAGTGGTACGTAATTTTCTCCGTTTCCCGATACAGTGCCACGCGGCGATTGTAGGCCAGCATTTCAAGAACGCGGATCCGTATGTTGCGCATATCCACATCATTAAGCTGGATACCATCACGGCGCATCACCTCAGCAACAACACGCGCATAATTTTCGGCTGTCACGCTGTCCGGCTGCGTGGCCTGTTCGTCAGTCTGCTGGCTGATTCCACCAGCACGGCGGATTAATCCCAGTATTTCGGCTTCTGTCATTGTGCACCCATCGTTCTGATTGTCTGGTGTCGTCGGGTCCTTCCTGGAATTATGGACCCGTTACGGGGCGGCGACCTCGCGGTTTTTATCTGTTTATGAAAATTTTTCTGGAAAAAGCATGTCGGTACTTCTCGAACATAACTATTTGTTTTTAAATAGATACACAATAAAAAGAAACGACACGGTAATCATCTAAAATGGCGATTTATGACGCTTTCATGTCGTTTCTCAGTTTTGTTCAATAATTGCGCGTCTGTTACTCGCCTTTCTTCTGTAGCAACTTTTCCGGTACGTTTCCGGTTGTTTCTTTCAAGTAATCAGCCAGTATCTGTGGGAGGTTGTCGGCAACTCTGGCACTGGCATTACAGGCTTTAACCACTTCCCTTTTAAGCCTATCCAGCATGGCGGGGGTAATCTGTGGGAAGCTCCTTTGCATAGTAAGCGGGAGGCTGTCCATGATTGATGAAATCTGACTCGCCAGCTTTGAAAGCGCGTACAGGCAAAACTCAGTATCAATCACGTCACCGCGATCGCGCTCGTTTTTAAGTTCCTGCGCCTCCGCCTGTGCTGTCAGTAATCTGATCCTGACTCGTAAGAGTTCATCATCATCAATATCGCCTTTGTCGTTTGTAAGCTGGCTAATTGCATTGTTAACCCTATTGTCTATCACGCTGGCAACATCGTAAAACGCCTCACGGCCTTTACGTTCAACGGGAGTCACTCCCCACTTGTCGAACGCTGTCGCACTTACACGGCAGCTTTTCGCCATGTTTTTTTTGTTCATCAGGTGCGATTTCATTAATACACCAACTTAATTACTGCTTCAGGTTGGTGTATTGTTTGCATCTTTCCCTTTTCATTCATAAAGATAGAGCAAACAACAAAACCCACCCCCCCCCCCTGAAAAGGCTCATAAATAGCGAAAAACCGCGAGGTCGCCGCCCCGTAACGGGTCCATATGCCGGAAAGGACCCATAAAAAAAAAGCCGGATTTCTCCGGCCTTGTCTCAGATGGTTTTCAGTATGCGATCGATGTCGCCGTCATCGCCCTGGTTTCTGCCATCGTATGCCATGCCAGCTGATACGGCTTGCGGGCTGTGCATGTCCATAAAGTTTTCAAAGGCTGCGGTAAGTTCCGGCGCAACCTTCGGACGTTCCTGCTCTATGGTCATGCTAAGGATGCTTTTAGCCGTACCAACATCGATACAAGGCACGTTTGCCATTGCACGTAACAGCGGCTGATAGTCGCCAGATTCATCAAGCGCCATAATCGCATCAGCGCGCGGCTTGTCCTGCTCTTCCAGTTTGTTAAGTTGATATATGGCCTCGTAGGTTGATAACCCTCTGTCAGCCATTGCCCGCGCTTCGGCTTTAAATTTACTCGCCAGCGGTAGCGTCATGATGCTTTCATTCGTTGCCATCGTTCCCCCTGCTTATCGGGCCAGCGGCTGAACGGATACGCCAGAACCCGCAAAGGCGGCGCATTTTTTCGCATCGGTGTCGACGCTCTCAGGCCAGTTAACGGCGGCAATATTGAATATCCCCGTCTTGTAACACTGTGCTGATTTCTGCTTTGACGTGTCCACAGGATACGAAGTCAGATAAACAGCCTTGCCAGATTCCTGACCATCCCACGGCTTAAACTCGCCATTGTCCGCCAGCATCAGCGGGGTAAATTCCTGAATAACGCCAGCATCAGCGGCAAAATGTACCAGCGTCGTGGCGACCTGCTGACTGCCTGCAAATAACTCAATGTATGGAGTGTCCATAGAATCCCCCGTTAAGCAATTTTGACGGTAACAAATTTGCGAATATCTGCCGGAACCGGCTGCGGTGCGCTGTGCGTCTGCACGTACTCAATCGCCGGATCGCCGTCCTCAATCCAGTTTTTCGGGTAAAACATGTTTTGCGTTGCGCCCGTTCTTACTGCGTCCTGATCCATAATCGCACCATAGGCCACCAGCCCTTTATTGTTGGTGTTGCCCAGGACAAGCAAATCAGGCTCAAGGAAATATTTTTCTGTGCCGTCGCTGTCGGCGTATTTGCCGGAATAGACGATAAGGGCAATATCGCCCAGATAGCCTTTAAAGCTCACCACTTCGCCCAGGTTTTTACAGGCCAGCTCTACGGCGGACTCTGAACCACGGGAAAGATCGTACAGCTCACGGAATTTTTTAAAGCTGCGTAACGTGCGCCATACCTCAGCGCCCATAATCATGACGTTTGCGGGGCAACCAGCCTGATCAGCATAAAGCTCGATGTCATAGATTGGATCGTGTGTTTCCTTATCTGCCTCTGACCACTTTTTACCCGGTCCCTGTCTGGCGATGTTTTTACTTGGGATCTTCCAGTCTATTTCATAGCGTTCTATGCCTTCGCCCTCAATGATGTTTTTTCCGGTCGTTATCGCATTCACCGCCAGCCATTCCACGCGCGCTTTAATGGCGTTTATCTGGCGGCGCATGTTGCCAGTAATCAGGCGCATACGGCGGTAGGTAGGGTCGTTAAGCTGTGCTGGATCTTCTCCAGCCATGCGCATGATGGTTTTTGTTGGATCGATTTCGTGCTTTGGCTTCATGTAGCCAGGTTTGATTGTGCTGGTTTCGTACCCTTTATCGCGCTGAACCTGGCTACCCACCATAGGCGAACAAAACGCCGACATGGTGACTTCTTCAATGTCCAGGGTATCCAGCATGATGTTTTGCGTGTTGAATGTCGCCACGTTCGGGAAAAACAGCGTAGTAAACAGAGGGCTGAATTTAAAATCCGCAATATCCCCGCGATTCAGGTACATGAAAAGCTGGTTAGTGTTAAGTGCCGTTGCTTTGCCTGCCATTATTCACCCCCATAATTTTTATGCATCCCAAGCGCCGCAAGTAAATAAGAGCGTACAAGTGAACCTATCGACGGCTCCGGCGTCATCAGCGGATCCAGTCCAGCCGCTACGCCAGCCTCATAGTTTTTTTTGTTGGCGCTGCTTGAGCACCTCCACGATTTCGGGGCTTATGTACACCGAAACACCACCTTTTTTCTCTTCAGCCATAGTAAGAAATTCCTCTTCGACTTAAAAAATCATAACTGGATGTTCATCCAGCTCTGATTATAATCAGGATTGCATTTTGTGCAATGATATTGAGTTGTGTTGCAAATTATGAAATGATGATCCCGATCATGTGTGTCAGTGCACCAAAAAGCCTCATATGCAAAAGCCCGATAAGCCACCTCTGACCTTATCGGGCTTTTTTATCTGCCTGCAAAGATGTCGAACAAAAATTAACCACAACCATCATCTTTTTTGCATCAAAACAATTAAAAACAATAAATTACGCTCATGATGATGATGACGATAAAATCACAAAAATGCGCTTTTTTCCGCGCCTCCCGCCCCGTGTTCAGGCCCACCCCGCCAGGAGGACCCGTAAAAAAGCCGGATTGCTCCGGCTTCTGTCACTCGTCGCTTAAAACGGTATGTTATCCCCGTACGGATCATCATTCCCCGCCTGTTGTTTTGCCCTGTTCAGCGCGTCAGTAGCCTGGCCCTGTTGACCTTTTTTGCCGCCCAGTCGCGCCGTTCGCGCACTGATTACACTGTCTGCGATAACCTGCCAGCCCTGCCGCGTTTCTCCGTTCTGCCCAGTCCACTGGCTGATCTGCATGTTACCCGCCACGCTCAGGAGTTCACCCTTGCGGTGCCTTTCCAGTGCTTCGGCCTGTCTGCCAAATGCCAGGACGGATAACCACATCGTCGCCGTTCCGTCATCTGCCTGGCTGCACGGAAGGGGGACCGCCATACGCGCCAGCGTCATCGGTGTGCCCTTGCTGGTCTGTTTTACCTGCGGGTCGTCCACCAGCCGCCCGTAAGCGGCTATCTGTGCTGTCATGATTCCACCTCTCCGGTTTTAACGTTGATGGTTGTTACCTGTTCCGCTTCGGCAATCTCCCATTCTGTCAGCGTGGCAAAGTTTGCCGCCGCTGTGGTCATGAATGCGCTTATCAGGTCGGGATGTGCTTTCGCGTATCCTTCCCCCGTGTTGCGGTCGATGATTTTTATCGCCACTCTCAGCCAGTGCTCTGTAAGGTCAATGGCGCGGTTATGCTGCTTCTTCTGATTATTAAGTTTTCCTGATGTGCGCATTTTTATTTTTACCCCCTCGTTTAAAAAGTTTTGAGTTGTGCCTCCCCTTGTCTACCTTATCAACCTTACTGGCCACCATGCCAGTAATGGCGCGGCTTTCAGTGGGGTAGAGTGCTTTTATCCACTATCTACCCCGTATCTACCTCCCTGTCTGATTCAGGTAAAATCAGGTAGAGAGGGTAGATAGTAGGTAGACAGTAAAAAAAGGCTGTCTACCCAAGTTAATGTACTGAATTAAATGTATTTTTCTTTACTCTGGTAGACAGGGTAGACAGCCATTGCAACAAATTATAAAAACGCGTCGCAATCGTCTGTTGTTATTGCGTTAGTCTGCGTTACTCCTTTAACTTTCCGCGTAATATATTCATGTCCGTAAACTTTCGCGGCTGGCTTCATAGCCTTGCCAAAGTCATTTACGTTTAGCGGTTTGCTCCTGCCTGCGTACGCCATAAACGCCAGATAGACGCGGTAAAGGCTGTTTCTGGTCGTGTACTTCACTGAATCGCCACCGCCGCCCATCATCAGGCCGCGTGCTTCCTCCAGAAAATTCAGGAACTGGCAAAACTCAATAACCGGATCCGTCTGTTGCTTTATTGCCAGTGCTTCATCACCGTCACGCTGTTCAATGAGTAAAGCCCGTGCCTTTTCAGGGTCGGCAAAGTTCGCCAGCAAGCGGCGGATAATGACAGGGATTTCAGCCGCGATCTTTTCCGGTAGCTCCCTGTCTTTTTCTGCCTCGCTTACGATGTTATCGAACCGGAATATCACCCGACGACGTGCCACACCTCCGGCCCGTTCGGTGAATATCATCGGATTGTTATTGGTTGCCAGCACCACCGCCCTGATTACCGCCGTAAAACGCTTTTCATATTTCGGGTTAATTTCCACGGGGTCGCCGCCCGTGATTTTCTTGATGCCCGTTCCTTCGCCTGTATATTTCGGCTGGTCTGCCAGGACGATAAGACGACTCCCGACAACCTGCGCACGCCCACCAGCATCATCAAGCGATGTCATTTCAGCGCTTACCGTGTTTTGTTTCCCTGCCAGAAGGCTGGCTATGTGTGTGAATGTACTTTTACCGCTCCCGCCGTCTCCGGTGGCCTCAATAAACATCTGCCAGTCGTACCGGTTCGCCATAATCATGTACAGCGCGGCACATATACGCATCATCTTGCGCGGGTCTTTTCCGGCTGCGTGCTCAAGCCATTTATGAAAGTTTGGCGCGTTATCGCGGATGTTCTCCCCGGGTGCTGGTGGCGTGTACTCAATGCCGTTGTGCGTGGTGATCCAGTTCTCCGGCGTGTGCGGGGAAAATTCCCCCGTTTTCAGGTCAAGCGCACCATTGGCGAACGGCAGCAAATCGCCGGACGGCTCGCCCATTGGTTCGGCAATAACTTTTAACGCTTCCACGGCGTTATTGATTACGCGCTTGCTGAAAGTGGCCCTGTGCTCTGAATAGATCGCCACCATTTCGCGGCTCAGCTCCATTGTGCTGACCGGACACCATACCCCGCCGCGCCATACGTGAACGATTTCACTTTCAGGATGCACACAAACGCCATCAAAGCGCTCGGCAAGCAGCTGCGCACGCTCACTGTCTGCCATTTGTGCCAGTTGCGTATTTTTCTGCTCCGGCATGGTAAGCCCTGCGGCAATATTTTCACGCTCAGCATTCAGATAGCGCCGCCAGTTTTCACACTTCTGGACGTGCATTCCTTCGGGGTAAAAATTTGCGTCCTGAATATCTGCCGCCGCCAGCTTCTGACCAATCTTTTTGGTCTCCACCAAATCCAGTTCTCCGGCCTGGTACAGCCTTACGCGCTTTTTCCCATCCGGAACAATTTTCAGTGCATCAAGTTCGGCAAGCTGATTTGGCCCAAGCCACACAGGCGGCACATTATCGCCGGATGCGGGGCCATCCTGCTCCTGCCATTGTTTCGCGTGCGACCAGGCATCACTACCCGCGAAAATAATTACCTCTGTGTCTTTGTGTTTTATTCCGCGTGGCTGTTTTTTTACGTTCGGTGCCAGTTTCATTTTTTACCCCTGAATACGTTAAGCATCTTTTTTATTTCCTGAATATTGGCGCGTGCTTTCTCCCTGCTGGTTGGTTTACTGCGGGGCGCTGCCTGTACCAGAGAAAAATCACGCCGAAACTGATAAACAGGCATCACGCAATCATATTCGTAGCCTTCACGACGGTAGGTGATGCGCCGTTCTGCCACGCCTTTAATCGTTACCATGCCGCCATATTTATCGCGGTAAATATCGCCGTTCATAAATTCAGGACGAGCGGGGCCGCTGGCAGTAACGCCAGAATTTTTATTTTTCATGTTTTTTATTCTCCGGTGTGCTGCGCTTTATTATTCTCGTGAATTGCCATCACTGTATTTAATTCATTAATAACAGGCGTTAATAGCGTACGCACGGCAGAAAACATCATTGAATCAGATTCATCGCCACTTTCCGGCACATCAATTAACTTAAGTAGTAATGCGTCCATTTCCTTTGCGCGGATTAATGCGTTTTCAGAATGAACAAGAACATCAAAGGGTATTTTATGCATGACTCACCCCCTGGCGAATACGGGCAGCGAATACCATCACGCAGCCATCAGGAGATTGCTGACGCGCTTCCTGTTCGCTGGTGGCCTCAATGGTAATCACGCGCGGTTGTGCAGTGCTCAGGGTGATAAAACGCCAGATGTATTTATTCAGGTTGTGCGAGTCCCGCCCTTGCGGGTGTGTGGTATGATTTCTCATAGCTACCTCGATACTTTCGCTATCGTTGGTGGTTAGAAGCCCGGTTAGTGTTAGCGCACTGCCGGGTTTCGTCGTTTCTGCACCTTGCGCCAACAAGGTGTTGAACACCAATTTAAACCCAGGTGTTAAACACGTCAAGTGTTGAACACTTATTTTTTTTCCTGCATACTGCATTTGTTTTTTATGAGGGGTACACCACATGGCGACAAAAGCAGTAAACGCAAAATCACAAACCGTTGCGGCAAGGGTTCCGCATGAAGTTATGAACAATGTTGAGGCGGTAAAAATGCCTGGCGAAAGTACGGGGCAATTTGTTACTGCGGCATTAAAACGAGAAGTTGAATATCGCCAGCGGCGCAAGGCCAAAGAACCAGAGTAATCACCATCAGCGCCGTGGTGTAAGGTATTACGGCGCATTGCTATGCAGGACAACACAATGACCGATAAAGAATTGACCAAAACATTATCACCGGCACGGAAAAGACGGCGCAGAAAGATAGAGCATGAATCAGAAAGATTCGCGCCATGTGCTTTTGCCCTTGAGCAATTCCTTAAAGAGTACAGGGAAAAGCGCTCATTGCAGGTATGGCAACGAACTGAACCAGACTGATTGCATTGCCCACCAGCCGCAAATGTGGCATTGTTGGTGATGCGTTCAAGTTTAGTGTGTATCCATTGGCGACCGCCCCCGGTCGCCTTTGTTTTATATGTCATATGCTCCCCTTTACGCTGCCTTACCTGAATTAATGCGATCCCGGCTTTTAACCCATTCCATAACCTCGGACAGCAGCCAACCTACAGAACGCCCACCAAGATTACGGCGAGACGGAAAGCTCCCTTTTTTCTCCAGTTCGTAGCGTGTAGTGCGACACACTCCAGTTAACTTACGACATTCATCCTCACGGATTACGCGATCTTCATTTATTTCACGCATACAAAAACCTACATAAAAATTACGTATATAAACTTTTCTCTTAGCTGTAGATATATGAGATCGGATATTACTTAGATTCTTTTTCACCTATTAAATTAAAAACACAACCATGCTAAAGGCTTTGTTCGCTAAGGTTCGTAGAAGCTCGTTAGTGTTTAAAATCGTGTCACGAGTTTTTAAGCGACGCAACAAAAAATGTCGTCATTTGGCATGACACCTGAATTACCTCATTAAAAACAAATAGATAAAACATCAGGTGTTGGAACAATCAAGAAACAGAGAATAAGAACTCAGAAGAAGACATTTCAATTTTTTTCGATAGTTGACACATATAAAGAGAAGATATTTGCAGATATTCCCCGATATTCTAAGATCTATTCACGGCTGTAATCTCTTAAAGAAAAAACAGCCGTAATTTGTCAAGAATTTTGGGGGTAAATTCGCGGGGTCATAACAACGATTTTTTCATCATTGTTCTGGAGAAGCTCGAGACGGTCTACCCATAGATTAAGAGCATCACGTTTTGCATCAAGGTAGCGGGAGTGGTTATAGACTCGTTGCATCCCTGGCATCTGGTGGGCTGTAAGCTGCTCGACAATATGCGGATCCACGCCTAAATCGTTCAGTATGGTTGTAAATGTGTGCCGGATATCGTGTAACGTCCAGGGGGCTTGATTAATTCGTCTGTGCGCTGTTCTTCCGTACTCTGCTACCGAAGATTGTCCTTTCAGTTCACCAAGCAATAAGCCTGTGTGTCTGTTCTGCTCCACCAGTTGCGTGACGAACGGCAAAATGCTTTCCGGTATTGGCCTGAATATGGCGACCTTCGTTTTGCTGTGCTCCTTCGGTACTGTCCAGAGCATTTCTTTAAAATCCCACTCCTGCACCTCAGAGCGCCTTAGCTCAGTGGTACGGCATCCAAAAACAATCAGGAGGCGAATTAGGGCGCTGTAGTATGGCGGGAATATTTTGTCATCCAGGGCGCGGAGTAATTCCCCAAGCTCCTTATTTGTTAGTACGCGCTCGCTCACTTCTGCTTTTTTTCCCACATCACCGACAACCATATCATCAAGAACGTTGCTGATTGCGTATCGTCGTTTTCGGCAGTACTTAAGCGCCTGTTTGCATACCTGTAGCAAAAATCCGGCAGATACTGGGCTTCGCTTTGCCATCTGGTCAAAACATGCCAACCAGTGCCGTAGCTCGCATTTTTCCAACGGCAAAGCGCCAATCTGGCTGATTATGTGTTTATTGATCCGGCTTTTCAGTGATTCGTAGTCAGTGCGCTTTTCCTTTGCATACGATTCAAGCCAGTAAGTGAGCGCTTCCTTAACTGTCACGGGGGCTAACGCATCCTGTACAGCACGATTAAGCTCATAGCGCGGATTTTTCCCCTCAGCCAGCCAGGCGCGACACTGTGCTGCTTTTTCCCTGGCTGCTTTCAGGCTCAGATCGGGATAATTGCCCAGTCTCAGACGTTCCGGTGATACCTGCCTACCAGTTCCGGCCCTGTAAGTGAAATACCAGGTTAACAGGCCGCTGGTGGAATGTCTTACGCTAAGATTGCCACCGTCATTAAAAAAGGCGTTTTTTGTGGTTGGTGATCCGCTTAATTTTCGTAAAAGAGTGTCGCTAAGTCTATGAATTGCGCTGCTCAT